CCCCCCTAGACGAAAAATGTGACCACACAGTTTTTCGTCTACCAATTTCTTCTTTCTCCACTGCAATTTATGATACAACTCTATTTCAATCGTAAAAGATTGTTGTATCAAAGGGGCAGTAGGTTTCTCCATCTATATCGTAGCATATAAAGGGTGCTTTGTGATATAGAATCGGTGTGCTAAACGCTGAGTTAGCACCACAGACATATAACTATGATATATCTATGGAAATTATTTTTGTTTTACATCGAGAATTCCGTAACTCGATCTGGTTTTTAAAATTTTGACAAGATTTTAATAACTTGAACATCGTTAAATAGAAATTAACGGCGTATTGAAAAATCGTTATGTCACGCAAACGATAAAAAACGGGTGTATTTCAACACCAGAATAGGAAGAACCTAATCTTCTAAGACTCTTCCAAGATAAATAATGCAGGAATGGCATTACCTATATAACACAATCGTTAATTCACGCAAACGATAAAATCGGGTATTCTTAAATACCTGAGTGGTTAACTCGATGTATATATATGTATATAAGATAAAATAATAATGAAGTATATCATTACTAAATCACACTAAAGACATAAAAGTATCGAAAGCCGGTTTCAACATTCCAGTTGCATATTTGCTTTAAGTTAACTCTTCTCCCACTACTCCTGCTACTGCTTTGAAAAGATCATTATCTAATATTTTCTTCAAAGCATTATAAGCACCACTAGGTGTCTTAGTCACAGAAACGTTGGCCCATGATTCAAATAACATGGTTGGAACATATTCATAAGAACTGTAGATCTCAAATCTATAACTATCTTATGCACTAATCCCCTCGAAGCATGCCCATATAGGATTCCTAAATTGCTACATGGATGCTTGATTATCCTAACCAGCTATACCTAAACTTGGTGATTAAAATATTGTGTCATCTACATCTAAAGGTAACCAAACATATGATTAACCAGATTAATCTATTGTAGATAAATTCACTGTAATAGAGGTTGGATATTACTTCAATTATTAAACTGTCGGAACTTTAATTGAAGCTACGTTAGAATAAAAAGTCTTACCTGGCACTTAAGCTATAACCACTGTCCCACTTTTAACTGTTAAATTAGCTGTTGGATATATCTTAATACCTACCCGTAATAATCTTGCTGAAGTAAAACGTTTATTCTCTGCTGTTTACCCACCGGAGGATGGATCTGTTGTATGATAACCTGCTAAAGGACATTCTCCTGTTAGTATACCTGCTCCTCCTAGAGTTGCTGATGTAGTTTAAGTTGAATGAATACCTTAAACATTAAACCAACTTGGAGTGTTGGTCCCTCCTTAACCACTCATATGCTATGGCAATAAACAAGCTACACCATGTGTTGTACCAAACATGTGATCTATCTCAAAACGATGATTCAATATACTAGTTGGTAAATGGAAATCTGATGGTGCTCTAACTGCATCTGTATTAAAAGGATTCAAGATTGATTTAATATAATCCATAGTTGGTTTATGTTTGACTTACAATTATTAAAAATTGTTTTTACTTTTAACTACGTGGAATTATGTTCTCTTCTAATTTTGGCTTTGTTTCATGTTCACTTAACTTACAGTATTTGGTCTTTTATTAACATTTTTATCTCTTGTTTATTACTTCTTTTTTCTATTGCTCAAAATTTACTTAATTGGTTTTTTCTTTTATTATTAATTCATTTTACTATTAAAATTGTTCTTTGTTGTTGTTTTATATTATTCAATGTATCCTAGTTTCTTGTCTTAGTGATCATGTTCACTGTGTGTTTTAAGTGGTCTAGGATCGATAGCTTATCCACTTTCAATATGCATTATCAAATCTGATAAATCTATATTTAAAAATTAATTTATAATATCTTCAAAAACGTAACCTGTATCAGTAGTCAAACTATGATAACTTTTCTTAGGTGGTAATTAATAATCTGTTTATTCATCAATAGTTACTTTATCTAATCTTACTCGTATTATGTCTTCCAATAATTTAGAAGATTTTTCGGCAATCAATCCATCTAATATAGCTTACACATGTAAATGTGGATATACTTAAAAAACTTAATTTTTCTTAGTAAAATATTATTTTTATGTTAAAGTTTTAAGTAAATCTCTACCCATGAAAACACCATGATCTCTCAATACTAACTTACTGCAAAAATCAAAATTCCAGCTTTCTGTAATTGGTGCTTCTGTTATGCATTAACCTAACCCTCTAATCTTAGTATCAGGATTTGATAAATTCAATTTAACTTACTATATTCTTGTTAATTGGTCATTTTAATTGTTACCCATGGTGATACCGTCATCACCTGCTGCAGCTACAAAAAAATCGTCCGAAACCCATGCATCTATACCTGTTGCTACATATATGTCATAATATGAATAAGTTAACTTACGGAATGTGTTCATTAATGTAGTCTAAGGCACACCACTGAAAGTAGTTCCTCTAATCCAGTATGGTAAATATTTGTCATAGTTATCTTCTGCTGGTCCATGTGCTTATTTCCAATCACGATTCCACCATCTTATAGTTATATCGTCCCATACCTCACCGTCATTAGGCATCTTTACAAAAACTAAATTCTTATCAGGGCATAGAAGATCAACTAATTTACTTAAAGGCATATTGATCCATAAATTTTAAAACATAGCGTTATCTATATTATTTAATTTGAACCATTTCAATAATATCAACATAATAGGTTTATCAACAATTTATTATAAATCATAAAATTGAGTTGCTTCAAAAGATGATCCATCGTCACTTATAACGCTATCATATTTATCTATGTTATCTTTAAACAAATCTTTGAGATCTTATGGTAAATATCCCTAAATAAAACCTGGTAGAATTCTCTTAATCGGTTCCCAAAACTCTGATTATATAGCAGTAAAAATTCCACACCCTTGTGGAGCTGGTACTTTAATGTCTCTTGGTTTCTTGTCTACCACAACTTTAGGTAAATCTAAATCTTCTATAGGTATCAAAAATTCTTCACCACTTTTAAGCATAGATTTATAAGAAAATTAAAAATCTGTCATATTTCCTTTTAATTATTATAATATTGTACGTTGATATTTCTATTTCTTCTCAAAAGGAAAATCTTCTTTTTAGTCTATCCACTATATAGGATCAAAATGGTCAGTTAGTTAATCATTCAATTGTTTTTCAAACCACGCTAAAAATCTTTATACCATGTTCTTATAAGATTATAAATGAATTTAACTAAATTATTGTTAGCTTTTGAAACATCTACCATATAAAGCAAAAATTTGATTATGTATTGAAGTGCTTGCAAATTCTACTGTAGCTAATTATTCTTCTTGAGTCATACGTAAATGTCTTATACCTGTAGGTAATACCAATGTAGTTTGTTTTATTATCTCAGCGTTGTGGTATTGTTTAATACATTATTAATAATTATAATTGTATTAATCATCTTAACCTGCTACTTTTATTAATGGATTTATTTAAGATGCGTTCAATATAACTGTATCAGGAAAGTCTTTAGTTACATAGCAAGTACTATTATTCTATTATTGATTAGCGTTGATTTTACGATATTTGATTTCTTTAGGTTTGCTAGTGTGAGGTAAGGTATTATAATCTAAATCTTATGGTTGTAAACCAAATGCATTATTAAAATCTCTAAAAGTCTAAGGTGATATATATCCAAGCATTATTTAATCGGTTACATCTTTATTAATTCCACCTATCATAGTCTTTTTAGAACGTTTGTCATAAGGTACTTAATCGTGAATTACAGCTTAAGGATTAGTTCTAGTAGGTGTCTTAGTTTGTCCTGCTTTTGGTAAGTGTATATATGCACTTTAATCGTATACATATTTAATTTCTCCAAAAATGAAACGCATTATCCAACTATGATATATGTAAAGTATTATTTTTTAAAAAATAGTTTTGTCATTATTTTGATACAAAAGTGCTTCTTAACTATTATATTAAACTTCTACTGTTTTTTGGAATTATTGTTTCTCCCATCTTGCTTGTTATTATTTTATAGTATCATAGTTAGAAGGTAAAGTAGAATAATATTGATGAAAGTAATGTTATTGCACGTTACACCCTACGTCAATTACATTAGGTGTGTATATATCATATCTTTAATCTGGTTACATTACTTGTACTTTTTATATGAAACTAATCCAACCAAAATCTATTTCACAATCTGTTTAATCAATAAAAGTATAAGGATGTGTATATTTTTTGGTAGTACTTTAAGGCATCATAGTAATTTAACCCCTTTTAGTCTCTTAGTTTGCATCAATTTGAAAATATCCGTCAGAAAAAGGTAAGAGATATTTCCCTGTATATGGAGTGTAATTCATACCACTCAACAACAAAGTGTGTTTGAAAGGTAAGCTAAAAGTGTTATCAAAGTAATAATGGCAATCATTCATAATCACATAATATTTCACATTCTCTATGAAACCAAAAAGTTTTTATACTTAAATTTAAACTAATTCCCAATCTACATCTTGGATATATTTTTATTGAACTGGCAATTAATAAACAGTATTCTTACCGTCTTTTTATCTTGTTTACTTACCCCAGACAAAATTGTTATAAGAACTGAAATTCTATTCGTGGTAGGCTTAGTCATAATCTAGTTCATTTGGTCTAACTGGCAAATATGCACAAAAATGATTTGGCTAGATGTCTTTGTTAATGTAAATTTAATTCAAAATAGATAACATTGATCTATATTTTGCTCCTACATCAACAATAACCATTGGTTCATGAGCTTTCGATATGTATTATAAAGTTTTAGAAAACATTGAGTCTGAACAGAAACGAATGCATGAATGTCCACCTCCTGTAGTTGTACTATTATTTAGCGATTTTGCATGAACATACAATCCAGCTTTTGATATAGCTTGAAGACATTATTTTGTAACTCCAGGCTAAGGATTTGCTGTTATACCATAACCATCTACATATTACCAGTGACGTATTTTATCTTTATTTAATAATTAAACTGGTATAACGTAATGCGAGTAAATCTATGCTAGACTGGCAGGTTGTATACCTAATAAAGCTGGTTAAGAAATATCTACTACAGGTATATGTAGAGTTGAATCACGTAAAGTCCTCATCAATTAATCCCACTAACTAATAAAATAATATTTGCATTAACAATATACAAGTTTGCAAAATTTATATGTTATTTCAATAGTTGATAACAAAATTTTCATCAAAATCTATATGATAATTTCGATTAAAGTGAAATACGCGTCAAAATAGCTAACAAAATTAGTAACAATAACAGTTAAAAACCATAAATTTAATAAGCTACTAGATTTCAAAAGTAAGGATTTGTTAGTTTCGCAAATACTTAATGCTCCTATCAATGTTGCTTTAGTGTTAGAATCTTCATATATGTCAATGTTTTAATTTTATTATGATGTATTATTTTATTGTTTTGTGTCTTCGTCATCACTAACTGGTAATAATTAATCTTCGTCTAATTAACTCGAACTTAAGGTTACTATATTCTTAGTAAATTTATTCCACCTATTAGAATATTTATCTTGAGGCTAAGTTGAAATATAATCTTAATCCATTTTATATATAGTGTCGAGATCTTAAGGTAATTGAGAAGCCAACAGTAATATATCTCCAGAGTCTACCTATTACTTTAACATAGCTTGTTATTCAGTTAATAATAATTGAGTACGTTTATCAAATGGATTCATTGGCTCTTCGAAATTCTAGAGTTCATCAGATACTAAACTTGTATTGTTAGTGTATATATTGAAAGATAAATCAATATTCTAATCTTATTATTATATGTAATCATAAGAAAGGCATAAATCAATTAGTTATGAGTCATCTTATTGCATACAATCATCTATAACTTTATCATGTATCATTTTCATATTTTACTTAGCTATATCTTTTATCATACGTAATTCGGCAACTTATTGATCTACTTATTTTTTCAGAAGTAGTTTTTATTATTTCTTTTCTTTGTTATCTTACAATATCCTTTCTTTATTCTTTTGCTTAACTAATTATTTCTATTTCTTAGTGGTCCAAACTCCAACCATTAAGTTTTAAAGAGATATCTTAGAATTCTTTGTTTTTTCACCTGGAGTAACGTTAGATACATACCTTGTAGGCAAATTAATAGTTTTAGGAGGCATCTACAATACTAACTCACTTTTTCTATTTAATATAACACATATAGCTGAAAAAACTATTTAAGAAAAATCGTTTGTAAAATCAATATATTAATATATATAGGATTTGTGCAAAGAAAGTTATCCTAAAATAAAAATACTTGATGATTCAAAAGATTCAGTTAATAATCCATTTTAGAACCTTTCAGAATATAGTTTATAAGCAAGTCTAAGCATGTGAAAGAAATCTTTTCTTGTACCGGAGAATATTTGATCTTTAGCTTTTCTAGTATATTATTTAGGTTTTTCTGTCTTAACACATGCGTTAGTGTTAACTGCATGAGCTTCTATGATATTTTCTTCAACAGTTTAACATTCCATTTCCATCAATTTAACGTATGGTTTCCCAGCTGCCTTGTATGCTAACATGTGCATATAAGACTCATCTACAGCTGATCCACTAATCATAATTATACAGTCCCTCGTAAACTTCTTATGATTATTAAAACCTTCGTCAAATTATTTTTTGGTTAAGATAGGTATCGATTCTTTAATACCATATGAGTCTCTAAAATTTTAAAAATTACTCATAGAGATTAAACCTTCTTCATTATGCATGCTGTATAAACCTGTTTTAAAATCATGTATCTTTGGATCCTTTTTATTCAATAATTAGATGACGGATTTATATGCGCAGTATAAGTTGTCAACTGCGTAGACCGCACCAAATCTATGATCACCAATCACCAAAGGTTGGTTGATTAATGTTTCATAGTCACGATAGTTTTCACTCGAAATAGGATCTCTCTCGATTTGAATCTTCGTGATAACATTTTACCAGAATTTTTCACAAATAGTTTGTGGTTGCATATTTTGGTAAAAAATGAATTTAAAATTAATAGTTG